AAGAAGATGGCAAGGACGCTTAATGCGCTCATGTCATATTCAGAGTTGATATCTAGAGAAGTAACTCCACAACAATGGAAGAAATTCCATAGTAGTGTGACCATGCCTGAGGATCACAGCTGGGTTGACAAACCAGTTGTTCCGAGAAGTTGGAACCTCCGAAAGGAGAACTTCAAAGACATCACTAGTATGAACTTCAGCAATGAGCGTTCGACTTTTGATGGAACACGGAGTGTGAAGGAAAAGGATATTAGTCGGTGGTTTCACTGGCAGTCGCTTTATGCGCCTGTTCGTGATATACTCCATACTAACACCCGGATACTTCCCGCAGATTCCACTCTGCGTCGCATGCTATGGGCCGAGTTCCGGAATTCGTTCTGTCAACCTACACATAATTGTGCAGGAAAGATAGGACTTATTCAGGAACCTGGTTACAAGCTGCGAGCTGTCGCTAATCCTAACCGTATCGTGCAAACTCTTCTGGAACCTTACAAGCAGAGCTTAGGCAATGTTTTAAAGGATATTCCGGAAGATTGCACATACGATCAGGGAAAAGCGATTCCCGTGATCCGGTCCTGGTTAGAAAAGAAGATTGAGGTCTCCTCTATCGACTTATCTGACGCGACCAATGCATTTCCCTTCTCCTTTACCGAGTCCGTCTTACGACAACTTGATAAGGAAGGGATTTACAAGGATCATCTGGACCTCTTCAAGCAAGCGTCAAGGGACGAATGGATATCCCCTTTAGGTGAAAACCTAAAGTGGACTAAGGGGCAACCCTTAGGCCTAGGACCTTCATTCTTTGCTTTTGCACTCTCACATCATTCTCTTATGAGAACGTTGTGCATCAAGGATTATTATATCCTCGGTGATGATGTGGTTATCCGAAGCCGAGATGACGCAAACCTTTACAGGGATGCATTATCTAAGTTGGGATGCCAGATCAGTGAGTCAAAGAGTTTCTGTTCACAACAGTTGGCTGAATTCGCTGGTAAGATTATAACCCCGGAAACGGTGTTAAGTCC